TTAACTCTCTTTCTTTTTTTGACTTTCTTTTAGCCATTCATAATTTTTCTCCACTAAGAAAGTCATAAACTCAATGGTTTCGGGCTTTTTTTCAACAATTTCTTTTAATCCAGAAAAATAAACAATAAAATCTTCGTCAACTGTCTTATGTGTAGTCCCCCTCAATTTCCCTTCTGAAACTTTCATAAACATAAAATACTCGCTAGCAATTTCAAACATGGCATCTGCAATTTCTTTAGTAATAACTTCGGATGGTTTCTTGAAATCATCACCTTGAAATCCGCTATATAGACTATTATTTTTTAAATTGTTTAATATTTTCTCAAATGCTTTAACACCTTGGCTCACAGGTATACCAACAACCTTTTCTAACCCCTTCTCATTTACAGTGGGCATCATCATAAACAATCTAATTTTAGGGTTATGATTCACCAAGCGTTTGTGCAAATCCTTCCAATTATAATTTTTATCCATTGCACTTTCAGTCAATGCCCTACCAATCATCGGAATTTTAGATAATTCTTCACACATTAAATGAGAAAGAGTATAAGCACGTGCATATCTTTTATTTTCTAATAATAACTTTGCATCCTCTATTAATTCACTTGCATTTTCAATAACTTTTAAACGCATTTTTTCTACTTCATCTACGGTTAACTTTTTAGCCATTTTTATCCCCCAACTCTTACTGTGTACTTAACAAGAATTATAAAAACTGCTCTTTTATCATCGACAAATCATTTACTGCTTTTGTATAAACTCTTGCATCCAACCCACTGAATAAAAACCATTATCTGTATTATCTAAGGGTAGAACCTTTTTTATTGCAACAATATCATCTAATATCTCCGAAAGTAATTTTTTAACTTTTTCTGCATTGTCTTTTCCTTGATGGAATTTGACTGATTCGGTTATAAATGCTTTTGAGTTACTCGATAAATCTTTAAGGTTTTTCTCAACACTTTCAAATTCTTCTGGTAAATACTTCACACTAATTTCAACATTATAGATGCTTTTCTCTAATCCTCTCAAATCTTCTTTTAATTCTTTATCTGTAGTTGCTTTATTATTCAAATCTTTCGCAACATCATCTACACCAGAAACTAAACTATTTACTTGCCGAGGTAATACCTTTAAAACTGATTCACTGGCTTCCTTTTTCTTTTCTTCTGTTTGAGCGTCCTCTTGTTCTTTTACTCTATCTTCTGTTTTCGAATTTTCTTCAAACGCTTTATCTGCCAACGTTTCTTCTTTGTTATTTTCACATCCCATAAGCAATAAGAAAATAATAATCATTGTAAAAGCAAGCACCAGATTTTTATTTTTACATTTCATATACTCCACCCCTTGATAAACGTTTATTTTATTAAATTGATTTAATTCATTATTTACTAAATGTCTATTCATATTTCTCATTTTCCTCTAACAGGAAATCAATCGCTTGATTAATAGTTTCTAAAACCTCCTTTCCTTGTAGATATTCAATATAATTCTGTTTTTGATTTTCATATCTTCTCTCACATGAAATATTACGAATATCTTTCCACAAAACCTTTATTAAACAAAAAGTTACAGGAGGTTCAAAAACTGGGAAAGTGAACTGTGGTACTGCTTCTGTTTTATGTAATTCTATAAAATTCATATTATGTTTCACCATGTTGTAGGCATGTCTTAAACCAAATAACAAATTCCCTCTAGTATCTTGTTTTTGTCTGTATGAGTAATCCACTTTATTAAATTCTATATGCCAATCGTTTATGGCGACTACTCATAACAAAACTTCACCCAATGTTGCGTACATTTTATTCTCATCGTTCATAACACTAAATGCCCTTGTTAAACGTTCATGAGCAAATTTCAAAGCATATTCGGATCTTCGCAACCTCTCCACAGCCATATATTTATCCCCTTCTTTTAATTAATAGTTCTTAACAATAAAAATATCATATTTTACCATATGATTTAAATTAATTTTATGATTGTTTTAATTATTAATAAACAAGTTGTACAATAATTTTTTTTGATACTTATTTAAAATTCATTTAAAACATTCTTTTTTATTGTGTAAAAGAATGGGCGAAGCCCCACCGAACGAAGTGAGGTAATGAGCCGAAGGCGAACGGGAGAGCGTTAGCGAAAGAAAGATAGGGGAGCATTAGCGACCTTCCTTTTATACTATCTATTCTTTTTACTATCTATTTTCTATACCTATCGCTTTTTGTCCATTTTTGTTCATTTTTTGATATAGGTCTTATCACTTTTCGTCCTAAAATGGACATTTTCTGATGAACCAATTTCGTTTTTTGACCAAAACAGGACAAAAAATGATACCCCATTGCAGTTTAAGCAATCATTTTAACACTACAAAGTGTCCAAGAGGGTGTCAAAATTAATAATTAGGTACTTTTGAGACAGGATAAAAACCTTTGTTATCAAGGGATGTACGTGTTAGCGTAATTTGCCGACTTTATATATATTAAACCGAATCACGAAACCGAAAGTTGAAAAGATTCACGGATTTAAAAACGCCTTCTCAAATTTTCTTGTACTAGGTTTTAAGAGTCAATCCAATATCAAAGCATCTGAATTAACCAGAACACCATATAAAGAAAAATAAGGGCATATCATGAGATACACCCAATTTTTACTACCAAAGTGAAGGTTCATCTGGCAATGCTTTTAATTGAGTGTCAGTATATCGTTTTGGTTGTAAATAAACAGTAGTTGTACCGTCTGTATAGATAGATTCTATTGTCACAAACCATTCACCAAATTTACCCTTACCAATAATGCAAGATTCATCTTCTTCAATGTATGTTTTTTCAATAACATCTTCACCCCAATTATCTATACCAACTTGTATACGATAACCACTAAAACCATCCCAATTGTTTTTCTTCAATTCTTCTGTCCATGTTATTAGACCCTTGCCAGAAGATGAATCATCATATGATTCCATTTTTATTTCTGTTGGCTCTGTACCTGTTGGAAGATTGCTTGTTGGTGGGGCAACATCTTTTTTATAAACATATACGACATCAACATTGCCTTCAATATATGTTCCAGATGCATTTGCAGGTGTTGTTTTTAATGTATATCCATCTATTATTTTTGCTGATGTTGTATATATTGAACCTACATTACCAGTCAATAAATCCGATGTTGCAATTTCAACGTTTGATTCATTAACATGCTTAACTGTTACTGTTCCAGTTGACTCTGGTTGGATGCTTCCACGTTGATAGAAAGTATCATCAATTTGGCTTGCCCAATCAGACGGTTTACTTGTACCAGATGACCAATAAATATTATTAACGTAGTCGGATTTATCATTTCTAATACCTAAACGACAAGTAATATTTAGATATCCTTTCTTTTCAATAGATACACCGATAATGTCATAATTTCGCTCACCTAAAACAATTTCACCGTCACTCTTGCCACCTAGTTCAATAATTCTTCTTGTACTAGGTGTATCTCTTACAAACACATGAATCTCTGAATCAAGTGTAATCATTGATACTGTACTTTGATAATGTTGTGTATAATCACTTGTACGCTGAATGATTGCAGGACATTTTAAAAGATATTTACTTGTTACACCTGCATAATACAGGTTAAAGATGATATCCTGCTCTGCTTGTCTCATAATTCCTTTATAGTTTTCTGCACGTGGTACAGTTACTTGATTCCAAATCATCCAATACATATTGTCGTAATAGATGTAATCGCCACGCATCATTACGAAGTCAGTTGAAAGATATTTATCATTAAATTCTGTAGTGTCTGTATTTGTAATAATTCCATGCTTCTTCTCACCATTTACATACACTTCTTGACCTGCCAATGAAATCATGTCGTTGAATGCGTTGTATTGTGTCTTAAAAATATTAAACTTATCCATTGTTTACTCTCCTTTCTCATTGGAATAAATTGAAGAAATTGCTAGGTGCAGAATCTTCATTTGGCATTTGACGAATCGTTTTCTCCAGTTGGTCAATTCGTGACTGCAAATACTTAGCAAAACTGTCAATTGTCATGTCGTCTTGTCTGTAATTTTTGATTAAATGTGGTTGGTTTGCAATTGAATTTAAAATTGCCAGTGCAGTTGAATAAATTGCTTTCTTATTGGCTTTTGATGAAGCATTATAAGTTGCATCACCGTTAATTCCTTCTTCTTCTAAGTACACAAGTAATTCTTCATACGGTAATTCAATACCACCGATTTCCATTTGTAATCTTTCAATATTATCCATATCTATATTCTCCTTTGTAATTGATTTGTTATATATTAAACATTCATGAGAGTTACAAACTAATCTATTTATATACTCTTGAATGTAAGTTGGTGTATCCAATGGCTCATTGTTATAAAGCCAGATTCCTTCATATGCAAATACGAATATATGCGTTTTAGCGTTGTGGTGTTCCGCAATGTAGAATCCATTCAGTTTGATTCCATTAACTTCATATCCCATATTCTCATCATCTTCAAAATGAACAAGAGTTGTATTATATGGAGTAAAGGACAATTTTTGATACAACATGTCTGAAACATATGGATAAATTGCCTTATATTGTTCCGTTGTCATTAATGGACGTTGTTTGATTGGATTTAATGTTGGGTACGTTGATTTGATTTTGTTTTCAAGATATAATAGAGATTGACTAGGTAAATTTAGAATAAAATCAAACATAATGGATTCTCCTTTCTAGAATTTTTTTGGGTGTGTGTTGAGAGGTTGGCTAAAAGGACATTTTGCTTACATAGGGTAAACGTTTTGTTCGGATACACCCACTCAACAGGACAAAAAATGAACAATACACGAATAATGAAGTACCCCCATAAGATTAATTATATGGTAGTTTACATAAGATACATTATCAGCAGTTGTACCACATGAACATTCATTGATGATTCAATCACATTGTTCGTGTTTTGTTTTGCATTCATTTCCTTCCCAACGCACTCTTTCACCAACCCAAAAACGAACAAAAAGGAGCGAATCGAACATTTACTCTCTAAATACCCCTCTCATTTTTTGCTCATTTGTTTTCTGGCTCGACTCATCCTCGTACACGTGTATTACTTAAAAGTGTGTCGCATGAAAGTAATGCCTTTACATCATTAAACACCGATATATCCATATCCTCACTAACTCCCCACACACAATCACAACACTCACATATGTCTCTCTTATCCCTCGACTACATCCCCTTGCTTAGTTACAACATCTGCTTTTGTATCCTTTGTCTTTGCTTGCACTTGCTCATTGACCTTGTCATTGACTTGCTTATCTACTTGATTCACTTGCTCACTCACTCGTTGCTCACGTTCAAGTATACGCTTCAACTCTAGGTGTTCATTACTAACATATGGACTAATCTCAACTAATGACTCGATACTGATTGCACCTACTTGATACATCTTAACTAAGTTATCAATGACCTCTGTCTCATTGACTGGTCTTGCATAGTGGAACACCATGTCTAATGTGTCAATAGCATCATCACTGTATGCCTTACCTTGCTTACCTAACAGCCCCACTACCTTGTCGTTGCGTTGCTCTAGTCCCTCTCTCAAGTGACGCTCGTTGATGCCACCCTTCATGTCTGCAAGTTGATACAACATTCTCATACTCATTTCACTAAGATTACTTACATCACTAGCATTAAGAGCAACAGCAGGTACACTTGCAATGTTGATGAGTTGTTGCATGAGTGTATTGAAGATGACCTCAAATGCTTGATGATTGATACTATTACTTACCATCTTGAAGTCAGCAGAATCATCTAATACAATACCACCGCCAACAATATGTGGGTGCAATCCTTCTCCTTTTAGTTGTTGCCCAATAACAACAGGGATTGGGTTATGATGTTTATAGAATGAATCACTGAATTTAGATAGTAAATCCTCCATTGCATCAATGATATTAATGAAGTCATCTAAGTCGCTCTTACCGAATGACGTACTCAACTCACTGTCTGTCTTATAGTGGATAGGTAGACCACTCACATTATTGTATGACCCCACAACACGTAAGTCAGTACCTCCAATAGTTGAATACTTAACTACTTCCTCTTGTGTATAGACAACATAGAAGTCGCTCTCTAATGATGTGTAATACTCAACGAATGCAATCATATCTAACTCATCGTTATAGATAGGATAACCACATTCAGTAGGGATTACCTTACTGCTCACATCTCCACCACCGTTGATATACACATACTCATATGCGTTACCATACTTAACGAGATTGGATAGCAGGTCAAAGTTAATCTTGTCATACTTACCTTTCTTATACACTCGTTTCATGTCACCAACAATTTTTTCTTCACCAGTAAAAGTTACTGGTTTTTTTAATAGGTAAGTAGTTTCTAGGTTCACGATTAATTTTGCATATTGTAATAAAATCGCTCGTTGTTCATATGGCTTGTTATTATAATTTTCTACCACCCTATTTGAGATTGTATGTCTGCCATCTAAATATTTTTTCTTTTCAATTGTATCCAAAATTCTTTTCTGGTTTTCAAAATGAGACACCTCATCAACAAACCAAAATGGATTACCGTTATGTACGGTTTTAATATAATCTTGTAAATTCATTTCTTTCTTCCTTTCAAAAATAAAAAGCACCCTTTAAAAGGATGCTTAAAACATTATTAATTTACTTTCTACCCTTAGCAGCAAGTGCACCTGCAATAGTAACAACTGCCAACGCTCCAATCTGAAACGCTTTATTATTTTGTATATTATATACAATATCTTTATAGCGAATTTCTTTTCTAATCGCTCTAATCTCATTCATAATTTCTACTCTTTGACTATCGGATAGATTATCTTTTTCTAGCATTTTATACAACATTCTTTGTTCTTCAATTAAATTATCAACAACTTTATCAAATGAATGATTTAAATTATCCATATACTGCTTTGCTAGTTCTTGAAAATTAGGTATATTCTTCAACACATTTTCCAGAGTTTCTACTGGTAATTTAGAAAAGTTTTCAACTAACTTTGCGAATGTTTCACCTTTAACAATTTCACTTGGACTATTAACACCAATTTTATTTAAAATCTTTGATAGTTTTATAGCATCCTTTTCATTTTTAGATTTCATTGTAATCCTCCGATTAACCATAATATAGAAAAATAATACTACATTTCCCTTAAACATACCATTTATTTTGTTTAATACCTTGAATTGCTAATGCCATAGCAATTACACAGTCGTCATGTTTGTCATTACCTTTTTTATTTCCTGTTTTCCCATCTGTTTCAATGAAAATTTGCATCTGCTCTAATGTTTCTTGACAGTTTATAAGAATCATTTCTAATTCAAATTGCTCTTTTAAATCTGTAATCATGATATTTTTTGTTACTTGTGTAGTTTGGTATCCTAACTGTAATTGTTTTTTGCCTAATTGCTGATTGAAAACTTTATGCTTGTACAAATTCATGTACTCATATTCTTTTCTTAAACGTTCTAAGATAGGAGTACCAAAAGAATTTCTTTCTACTGTTAAGAAAGCATAATTATAAAACTTCCCAATAATATCAATTAACTTAGCAAATTCATAAACAGGAATTTTATTATCATAAAAACTTAGCACCTGTTCACCATCAGCATTTAAAACTGAGATAGTAGAATAGTCGCCACCGCTACCGCTTGCAGTATCCACGCCACCATAATAACGAACACCCTCAACAGGTAATTGATAAATCATTAATGACTTACCGATATATCGTAAAATACTATCTGGAATAACCATTTTTATATCTTTATATAACAATGGTTTTTGAATATATTTTAAGCGTTCAACAATCTTTTGTTGGTCGAAAACGTTTAATCCGCTACTAATAAATGATTCCATTGGGGTTGCAGGAAATTCTTGATAGAATTGTTGTAGAGTCATATCAAGTAGTTTCCATCTTCGCCACATTAATTGTTTAAGAGTTGTCCCTTTTTCATATAAAAATAATTCTTCTTGCTCTAAATCATCTTTAGTAAGACGTTTTCCTTTATTATCTGCTTTGTACCATGTTTCTGCTTCATCATAATCATCTTTGAATTGTTTTGCGTATGAGGAAGAATAGAAAGGGAAGAAAAATGCTTTGTATTTTGAATTTCTCTTATATGCGTTCATGAAGAGTTTTTGATAGGAGTTGAAACCATTTGAAGTTGTTTCAATTACTAATTTTGATGTTTTACTCTTTGCCAATGCTTGCTCTGCTGATAATAAAATTGAATCTTGATTCTCATAGAATGCAAATTCTGATAGCAAAATATATTCATATGTAGTACCACGACCAACATCTTTCCCACCTGCAACAGATAATGTAATAGATGAGCCATTATCTAATTTCAATTGACTCCTGTTGTTCTGGTCGTCTTTTGGGAATTTAAATTTGTCATGTGGCAAATCATCATACATCATTTTTAGTTTATCAAATAATGATGTTGCTGAATCTGCCTTGTACGACACAATCAAATAATTTGTACGTGGTCTTGTACAAGCCATCCATAAACATAAAGCGACAGACAAAGTAGAGAATCCAATTTGTCTTGCCTTAGCAATAATGTTAAAGTGTCCCATTTCATCAACGAAATATTTTTGTTGTTCATTAATTGTGAATGGTACATATTCACCTGTATTGGTAGTAATTTTAACGAAATTCTTTAACCACAATTCGGGATTTTCATTAATTAATTTTAGTTTTTCTTCTTTTGATAATTTCTTTGCCATTATACAATCAGTCCATCGTCATCTTCTGACTCATCTTCTTTATTTAATGCTACCCCTACTTTAATGATACCGTTGATTTCCTTATTAAGAGTTAATAGCAATTTAACCTGCTTTTCATCACCTGTTAACGCCTTCTCTCTCACAACCTCGTAAATAGTATGTATATCATCAATTATTTTAGATTGTAAATATAGTGCCACCAAATTTGCATACTCTGGTGTTTTCTCCCAATTTATAAAACCATTCATAGTTTTTCTACCAACTGAAATAAGAAATTCTTCTTCATTTTTTGGCTGAATAGTTTGGTCGAATCGTGTATCTGGGAATTTATAATTAAAATACATTCGATTCTCTTTTGTAACTTTCTTTAATGCTTCTTTTAATGTCATTCGAATGACCCCCTTTATGATTTAAAATAAAAAATCAGTAGTAAAAAACACTACTGATTACAAAATGTAAAAGGTAGGTTATTTGGTGTAGGTAAATAAATACATAGATTATCTTGATGTTCTTATTTATATAGAACGTAGTGATATATAAATATATATATTATTACACCGAATTTCTTACCTTTTAGAAATCTGTATTAAAAATTCACACTCACAATGGCAAACTTTCAAATTCCTTTATCATTTCTTTTTGTTTTTCATGTTGTTCTAATGTTTTTACAGTACGCTTTTTATATGGTACTGGTTTTAAGTTAAATAGGTTGGCATTTTCAACCACTACATATGTATTTGGTGGTGTTTCTAAATCACCCTTATCTATAATGTAATCACTTGCATAACATTTGATTAAACCATATTTTTTAAGTCCATCTAATGCTTTATCTCTTGATGTTGCTCTAACTCCTGTTACTGCTGAAATTTTTTCAATTGACACGTCAATACTGCCACCATTCATACCACAACGACTATATAAATAAGCATAAATGTAAAATGCTGTGCAACCTAAATCCTTATTCGTCATACATTCAATAAACACTTCAAATGGTACTGCATGAGTGTATTCTGGTTGATAGAATGTACCGTAAAACTCTTCACCATCAACCTCTCTATCCTCCATTGCAAATATAGGGTATTTGATTTGTCTTCTTTTAACATTAACTTCAATACCCATTGTTTTTAATTCTTTAATATCTTGTGGATGCCTTGCATTTTGTTGTTCTTCATATGTTGTAAAACCATCAAATACATTATTTGTTTCATCCCAATGCCATTGTATAGGTGCTTCTTTAAATGACTGTGTTTTGGTCAACCCTAAACGGTCTAAGACACCATTCTTTTTGATTACATAGTTAAAATCTTTGTTCTTAGGTGAAATGCCTAATACTTCTTTAACTCCCTTTACATCCGTTACCTCTTCACTCATTACACCATACTTTGCATATCTGTAAAGCCAAGTGATGTAGTAAATGTATGTATATGCTACTGCAACATGTGGTGCTTTTTTACTCATTAACTCTTCATCTTTTGACAAGATTTCAAAGATATTATTTGGAATTGCTATGTAATTTTCCTTTTCATTAAATTCTAATTTGTATTTCAGTTCTTCCTTAGTAAAATAAACTGCCATAAAATATTTTCCCCTTTGAATTATCTATAAATTTTAATTATCAAATTAAAAAGCCATGATTAATGTCATGGCTTTTACTACTTACTTATCTAAATTCATTTTTTCTCCATTATCATGATATTCCGATAATGCTTTCATTAACTCATCTGTCTTCTTAAATTGCCAAAACCTTCTCATCGTCTTATCGTGGAAAGCAGTACAAATATATTTAAGACCTTTCTCATATCTTAAAAACTCATATAAATTTGTTGAATAACAGTAAAAGTATTCTTTTTCTTGAAACATTCTAATTTCCCCTTTTTTAATTTCCCCTCACCTTACTTGAAGGTTAAACTAATAGTATTCTTTTGTGTAAGAGCCATAGAGAAGATTTCTTTTTTATACTTCGCTTCAATCATGTCTTTCGTATAAGATGTGTAGTTTCTTAACTCCACTTTCTCTCTTCGAAAACGCTTTCTTGATTTGAAACAACAAATAGGCAACTCAATAGGTAAACCTAATACCTTTGAGATACCCTCTAAATACATCTCCGTTTGTAGTTGTCCATTCACAAGTTCTATTTTCATAGAAGAATTGTATTTCTTTTTGATATTCGCAAAATCTTTCAAAGTGTATTTATTCTGAATTTCAATTAATCCTTCGAAACCTAACTTTCTTAACCACTCATTTTGAACCGCCTCGAACCCCGTATAATGACCCTTATAGGAAGAATCTATACTAAGTAGTAACATCTTTCCCTCGTCACTCTCTGGAAGCGGTAAACCATAAAAAGCCCACATTAGAAGTGCTGTACTCATTGCATACTTCTTTGTGTAGTTATCTCGGTCAATGTTTTCTATTACATTAGGATTAGCAGACAAAGTATTTACTTTTCCATATCTGGACAATCTTACAACATGGTTATCCCAAGTCATTCCTTTTTCTAATGCAATATCAACACCAATTGCTTTTCGTTTGTCACCATCAACTGAATAGAAGTTGGTAAAATCATAGAAATGTTTGATTTCATATCCTTTAATACTCTTCAAAATAGAAGCACCAACTAAACTATCTAGGTCATCTGACAAACAAACCGTATAATCTCCGTTTTCATTAACCCATTGCGGAAATTTTTCTTTAAATTCTTTCAACATAATAAAGCGAAAGTATGTAACTTTCACTCTTGAAACTGCATAATTTTAAAACTAAATAAAACCACAATTTTATATTGTGGCTACCTTTTATCCCTTGTATTCCTTGTATCTCCTATGCTTATTGGAATACAAGAGTTTAAGTAACGAACACCTTCACATTGTTCACTCCTTTAATTTATCTTTCATTTACCTAAAACTTAATAAGAATCTATATACTCTTTATACTTTTTCACTTTCTCTTTATCCATCTCACAATCTCCTGTTTCATACCTGGAAAGGAGAGATGGACTACAGCCAATATACTCTGCTAACTGGCGTAAACGTATTTTTTTCTTTCTACGTTCGATAATGTACATATCCTTAATGCTCATTGTATTTAACCTCCTATTCCACTCACTTTTTTTAATATTTGTTAAAATAAATAGGGTAAGAGGAATTTTCCTCTTACCCTATTAGGATTATGTATTTAATTACGCTTGTTTAAGGTTGTAAACTGCAACTGCTTTTTTACTTCCAACCTCAAGTGTCGCTTCTGCCACAACTTGACCTTTATCATTGTCACCAGTTTTACCTAATGCTTGGAATTGTGGTTGACGTAAGAAAGCAACTTTAAGAGCATTTACATCAAAAGCAACAATTTTGTCTGCTGGCATATAACGGTCTGTAATAAAGTTAAGCACACCGAAAGATGTGTTGATAGAATCAACTTTAATACCGAAATCAGTAGTTACGTGGTTGTAATGGTAACTACCTTTGTATAACTCATCAATTTGCTCTTTTAAGTCGCCACCAACTAAAGCATAAAATTCACCGTTTTCATTACCTGCATCCCAAAGTTTCCGTACAATTGACTTAATTTCTGCTTCTGTAATTTTGTTTAATGTAGCACCGTTTACAACGTTACCTGCATCAACGAAATTCAAGACACCATCCATTTTGCGGATACCAGTAGTACCATCGTTCTTAACACCACTGATTAATTTCTTTTCGATACCAATAGCCAATTCTTTTAAACGGTCTTCAATTTCTTGTGTGAATAAATCATTAACTACACCTGTTGCTTGTGCTGTCCCAGATACGCTAGTTGCTTTATAGAAAATTTCCATAACGTTATTTAACTCTGCACGTCCAGATTGTACGAATTGAGTTGCATCTACACCTTCATCAACAGTGATGTCAGCAGTACCATCAAGAGTTTTTTCTCTCCATGTGTGGAATTTTCCTTTTGAATCAACATATAATCCTTTGCTCATAAGTAATGTGAAAAATGGAGTAGCAATTGGTGCTACTAAAGCGATTTCATCAGTAAGATGAATATTTTCTTGTGTAGTTAATTTTTTAGAATCTAACATTCTTTCTTCCTCTTTCTTTTATTAAAAATTTAATTTTTGACTAATCATAGATTTAGTGTCTTTGTTTTTCTTAGCAACGCTATACCCATCCACTTGTTTATGATTTGTCGGTTTATATCCATTCGCCAACTCTAATTGACCAATGATTTCCTTTAATCTTGTAATTTGATTACTTAATGTTTCCGTATCATCTACAGAAACATTGATAAAATCAGCGAAAACTTCAACGCCTTCTTCTTTTAAGGTTTGTGCAACCTCTCTTTGCCAAATTGACTCCAATTTTTGCTGAATTTTAATTTCATCATCTGTTAATTCTTTTGGCTTGTATTGTGATAACTCATCAATCTGCTCCTGTAGTACATCTACTTCTTCTTGTGAATAAGTTTTTTCTTCAACTACTTCTTCATTTTGTTGAGTTTCTTCAACATCTTTTACTTGTTCTTGCTGTCCTTGATTATTAATTTCATCCATTTCTATTTCCCCCTTTTCTTTAATTATTCTTTATGGTCTTTGTTCACTTTGTTCTCAATATGAATCAAACGAACATCCATTTTCTCCATAGTGTCAGTTACTCTATCTAATGCTTCGCCCTGTTTTTCAATATGGTTTAAAAGGCGTTCTTCACGATTAAGTGAATCTTTCTTAGTATCAGAAAGTAACCAAACAAACAACATAGCAAAAACAGTTGCAGCAGTTATTAAAACTAAATCTAACATTCTTGCTCATCACCCTATTTCTTTTTTGTGATTTCTACCTAAGAAAATAAAGCATTCAATTCCATTACTTTGTCTTCTATCTCTTTATGCCTTTGCTCAATACGTTCAAGACGCATATTAACTTTATTTAAGATACGTTCACTCTCTGCTAGAACCTTATCTAATCTATCTTCTTTCACAGAATCAATACCTCTAATAACATCAACAGTGTTGATAATAATTTCTTTCATTTGATTTAACCCCCATTAAAAATTGAAAATAAAAAAGAAGGGTGTGGCTATCCACCCTTCTATAAAAAGGAACAAACTAATTGCTATCGTAAGAAAAAATATAATTAGTTTTCCAAGAGGTTTTACTTCACACTCAATAATCTGAATGGAATAGTAAAAAAACATCCCTCATTAATAATGCCTTCAACTAAGGTGTTTTGTTAACCTTTTGATACTTCAAATAAAATGCCCCTCACTAATATAGTGTTTATCAAGGCACTTTTGTTAACCTTTCATATATCTAAGTAAAAGCACCCCTCATTAATAATGCCTTCAACTGAGGTGTTTTGTGACCATTTTGTATTTGAGAAATAATCCCCTCATATATTAGTGCTTTTCAAAGCACTTTTGTTAACCTTTTTACATTTTTACTAAAGTACCCTTCATATATTAGTGGCTTATAAGGGTAAAAAGTATGTATTTTATGGTTTTGGATTAATCCTCTCATTAATAATACCTTTAACTAAAGCACTTTGTACGTGTTTTATGTTTTAATAAATTACCTCTCATATATTAGTGCTTTACTAGACCAAAATGTGACCATTTTATATTTGTTTAAAATACCCCTCATATATTAGTGCTTTTGGAGGGCATTTTGTACGTGTTTTTTATTTTGTGTATTTATCTCTCATTAATAAAGTGTTTATTAAGGTACTTTTGCAACCATTTGATAAAAAGGATTGACTTCGGTCGTCTGTCTTTCATCATGGGATGAGGGTACAGGACAACGGCTAGGCATAGAATGACTACCTTACATTGCAAAAACAAGAAAGTTAATGCAACATAAAGCAGACGTTCATTGTCATTTTTCATGGTCTATCGGGTTAAGGAATCCGTATAGTAACACCTTGTTTGAACGTTAGATTTCCACCTACAACGAACTTTTAACATGCTATGCTTGTCCAACATGCTGAAAGATTTAGGGAAGGAATTGCACTGCTGACATATCCTTAATTATTCGTAACCTAATATTATCTTTCTTATTCGTTGCTACCTGTACCGTAGTACACCAAGCAACCTTTACCAAACCGTTTATGGACGTTCTCTCCTAGACTATACTCAGCGTAAACAAGGAAACGCATTTGAGAGTATACGCTTAATTTTATGACATTGGCTTAGCGAACCTGTTCAAGTGTTTAGCGTGGTGTTAGGTCATTCCCACGTTCGGAAATTACCATACACTTCACCTAAAAAAGGCATTACTTAAGAAACCTTGCATTCCTCGAATTTTTTCGATAAAATGAAGGTGCTAAATGTACGGTTTGTCCGTTATTTAGTTTTGAGTTGAATTGTTTTGAGTCCTCTGTTGGAGCAGGGGACTTTTTCTTTTGGTTTAAATTTCTATAAAGTTCAATGGATTATACTTATCGTTCACATCATGTAAAGCATGACCATAAAGTTTCACATATCTCTCGGTCATTTGGAGCGTTTCGTGTCTCATGAGTTTTTGTAAATTCAAAGAGTCCATTCCCATTTTTAAACACTTAGAAGCAAAATAACGTCTAAAAGCATGACAAGTTAGTCCTTCCATATTTAAATTCTTTTTTAAACGTTTAAATAAAGTAGATATTGCTTCTGTAGTTAATTGTCGATTCCACTTATCTGGGAACACATATACAACTTCTTTCTCTTCTTCAAAATAAAATTCTAAAAATGTTTTATATTCCGCTAATTCCTTTTGCAATTTTCTCGTGTACGGGATAGTAGCAACGCTTCTTTTCTTCCCATAAGTCATAATTGTCCTGTTCCTCATGTCAATATCAGACCACTTTAAATTAACTAATTCTTCTCTCCTAAGCCCTGTAGAAATCAATAGGACTATTACCATTCGGTTTCTCATTAAAGCAAAATTTGTGCCTTTATAATGCCCTCTATCAAAGTGTTCAAGAACACTCTTTACTTGCTCATCTGTTAAAACATCTGTTATGGTATCTTCTTTACTAAATTTAATTTTTTTGAATGGATTTTCTTCAACAATTCCTTCTTCTTCTAGGTACTTAAAAAAAACTTTTAATGTTCGATTCTTTTCGTTTATTGTAGATATACTATTTTTCAACTCATGCTTACAATAAATTAAAAACTCTTTTGCAACTTTCGTTGTAACTTTATCAATGTCAAATATTCCTTTATCAGCACAAAAGGATTCAAATCTTTTCAAAATTCCTTTATAAGATTTCAAAGTATGTTTACTTAAATTACGTAATTCCCTATCATCTAAAAATTCTTGCACTGCAATTTTATACAACAA